CTTGGGATGGTAATACAGGAACGGTCTATGTTGACGAGCCTGTAGATTCATTTGCTAAATCCGGTCATGTTGTTAAAAGTCTAGGTGAACTGAAGTATGATTTAGATGACCATCTATCTAAGGGTGGGAAGGTTTTAGGCCACAACATAGCGGTCTTTGACCTTCCCATACTTAGAGACTCTATGGATATATATTGTATTCATAAGTACATAGGTGATAAGAGTTATATTGATACTAGTAAGATATTGTTGAAAGAACACGGAGAAAGATTCCAACTTAAGAATCTTGTAAAGTGTACTATGGATGACTCTAAACTTATGGAGAGTGCTGATGCTCCTAGATTATGGAAGATGGGTCAATATGATGAAGTGGTTGAGTATTGTATGAAAGATACCCAATTAGTTTATGACCTTTGGCAGTATGGTAAGGAACACGGGATTGTGAAAGCCTTCTCGATAGAGAAAGAAGAATTTGTAGATTTGGAGGTGAATTGGTGATGAGTACAGCAGAAATGTTCGGTTTATTTATCTTTATGATTGTCTTAACGCTATTGTTTTTTGCCGCTTTTGGCGGTACTAACATAACAGAACAAAGTGTAGACGATTATATTAAAAGATTAATGGGTCAAACGGAAGATAAGAAATGAGTTTGAAACAGAAATGTCCTTATTGTAAGGACAAGACATTAGCGAAGAGAATCTTAGGATTCTATGTAGGTTCTAGTGAACAAGTTAAGTTATGGGAATGCCGTTCATGTAATGGTATTTGGTCAGTTAAAACAAAATGAAGGGGGAGTGGTTTAGGCCATTCCTCTTTCAATTTTTTTTTCAAAAAATTTTGAAAAGTTTTCTAAAAAACCTCGAAAACTTTCTGGATAGGCGAAAGTTATTCGTCGTTTGAATTTAAAATAATAAAGCCTAATGGCTTATCTTCAACAAATAATGCACTAACGGTTAAATAACCAATAGCGAAACTAAGCAGAAATAAGAAAGGTAGAAACATTTTACTAATTAGATGGAGGCAAACTTCCCCAAAAGCCAATATTATCACCATAGTTAGAATATCTATTTCTCATAAGCGTTTCATATTCAGTTGAGCCTAGAGAATTAGCACTAGTCCATGTATCAAACCACATTATATCCCATTGAGAACCTTGAGGGGGAATCCAAGTTTCTATGTCAGCCTGTATTAAAGTAAATCTATTATCTTTAGCACAATAAGGCCAAACTAAATCTATTACATCTTGTGAATTTTCTATAATTGTTACTGAATTAATATTAGGAGCATTGATTAAAAATTCATTTACCATTCCTATTCCTAAACCACCAACCAATACATCGCCTGTGGCAAAATCCCATAACCATTGATGTTCTCTATATTCTCCTTCGGAGTCTTGCATAATTGGCATAGGGCAATTAGAATCTAATAAAACACAATAGTTTGAATGAGATTCATCTTTCATTTGTAAATATATTTGCCATTGCCTATCAGTAGTTTGGTCTGTATAGTGTGCTACTTCAAAATTACCGGAAACTCCGGCAGGAATGTTTACTTGTATTCTTGTCAATAAATCACCTCAAATAAATTTCATTATGAACTCATGTATTACAGTATGGGTAGAACCCCCTGCATCTGCATCTACTGTAAATGTAAATGATATTGTGTCATTAGCGGCAGGGAATGTAGGTGAACCTCTACCTCCACCCCATCGCAAAGAGTAAAGATAGAAACCACTACCAATTGATTTACTCAAATCAGCATAAATTCCTTGAGGAACAAACGATGGATTTGAATTTATATCAACGCTGTGACCATCAACTAATGTATTATCTTGGTCATGTTCGTTAGTGTCCGACAGTTCTCCCGTCTGCTGAACGGTCACACCATTACTTAAAGAAGTAGTAACACTACTAGGAGTTTGCCAATGAATATTACTTAGACTTCCTAAGTTTCCTTGTCTAACATACCCACCGAAAAAGAAAACCATTTCAAATGTTGCTTGTATGTTATATGAACCTTGAACTTCCGAAGTTCTAACATGAGCAGTTTGTGTAGTTCTTGTAGGACTTGAAGCCGTTCCATAAGAAGATTGACCCCCATTTGTTCCCGAAGTTCCATCTGCAAAATCAATATAAATTCCCCTTAGAGCGCCACCGCCACCCGCAGTTCTATTAAAATGATGTAATGCTCCGGTCATAGCGTTATTAGCACCACTTGAGGCATCAACCGCTATAGTAAAAGGAACTGAACTTCCTCCGCCACCGCCGCCACCACCACCGCCAGTAGCAGGAAATTGTGTATAGGTGTTAATCATATGAATAGGAATAGTATCACGCCCTATAACCATATAGTGTAACTTTTAATCCTTTACCTGCGGCTGTTGAACCTATTTGGTCTATATCAAAAGTAATTAAAGCATCATTGGCTAAGGCAGTATCATCAATACCTGCGGCATTTGCCGATGTTGCACCTATAGCAATAGTTGGGCGATTAGATTGAGTTGAAAAAATTGTGCTACCTGCTTCATTAATGTCTACAAGAATAGTTGCGCCAGTAGGAGCAGTTGTGCAGTTTGCTTTAACTGCGGTTAATGTCATAGCAAACGGCATATGAAAACTCGCTTTACCATTTCCCGTGGTTAAATCAGTAGTCTCATCCGATAAAGCCACAATAAAAACTTCTTCTGTGACTTTTACATCTGTTCCTGCACCATTAATAAAATGTAAATGATTATCAGCGTTAGTGTATAGTTGCCCTCTATCAGCAGTATTTGAAGGGGCTGATATTTCATCTAAGGATATAGCACCTTCTACTGTTAATATTGCATTAGCATCATTAGAGTTAGTTCCGATACCAACATTATCATTACCTCCATCTACAAATAACATATTAGCATTACCGTTAGATTCAATTCTAAAATTCATATCTTTTGATTGGTCGTTGAAAACAAATCCGTCCGAGCCACTTAGTCTTAAAATTTCTGTATTATCTGTTCCGCCTTTTGCGACCGAAAATAAGAATCGGCCATCTTCTGTTCCTCCTGTTTCATCATGAACATCTACAAACACGCTACCGTAAGTATGAGTAGCCCCTCCATCATCTAAAGCCTTAAATTTAATATGCCCTATATCTTGAGAGGCTGCGGCAGTTCCCGTTCTTTGAAAAATTATTTCCGATTCGAATCCCGTTCCTGTATTTTCTATTTTAATAGTGGGAGATGCGGCATCCGCAGACTTTAGATGTAGCATTGAATCGGGGGCAGTTTCACCAATACCGACTCTTGATGTAGAACCATCAATTCTCATTACTTCGGTTGGTGTTCCTCCATCATTTACTTTAAAAATAATATCTTTATCCGATACTTTGTTTTCTATTGTAGTATCTCCGGCACTTGCACTTATTGACATGGCCTCCGTATAAGCCGAAGTTCCATATCCAATACTTACATTGTTAGCAACTTTACCTGTTGTTAAGAATTGAACATTCATGGCATTGAAACCGTTAGTGCTACTAGTTCCTGTGTAGGTTAATACTGCAATTATTGTATCTCCTTCTGTATAAGGAGGTATTGCATTTTGAGTAGAACTACCATGTTTTCTTATTTGTAATATGGGGGTTGGATTCCATTGACTACTATGCGCCGCCACACAAGTTGCTTCATCTGTATGCGCTCCTGTGCCACAAGTTCCAATATCGGCAACTAATAGATGGTGAGTGTGTTGTGTTGCTTGAAAACTAGTAGCAGTAAAATTAGCAGTTGCTACTGTATGTAAAGCACCATCACGGAATATTTTACCTGCTGCAACAACAACAACATTTCCACCATCACCGCTTCCGCTATGTGCCGATTGAGTAATGTCAAAATCAGTAGCAGAACCTTTCACCACATAGTTTCCTTTTATTCCTAAACTCAATGCTTTGATTAATCCTGTATGTGGAAAATCTACTGCGTCTGTTATTTGTGCTATTGATGTGTCGTTATTATCTACTGTTGCGTAATGGTGTGGATTATGTTCATTTGTCATTCTACTCTACCTCTAAAAATATAAAAAATTCTAATGTATCAGTTGAAGAAAATGGCCCAATGCCATCAAAGTTTTCTCTAAATAACATATTAGAACTCGAATCAAAAACTCCTATTTCTCTAATAACTTGTCCTGTCATAGCGGCAGTTGAACCCGACATTGTTATTTTTACTTGAACAACATTAGCATCGGATTGAGTTGCAGTAACAGAAGTAGTGGCTACTAAAGGAACATCCAAATCAGTTTGTGATGAATAAGTGGAATTTCCGCCTAAACCAACTTTGCCATTATTCACTAGGCTAGCCAAATGAGTAGCCAGTAAATTCTGTAGTTTTTCAGTTATCAAAATTCTTCCTCCAAAATCGTAGTGAATGTGGTCGTACTTATATTCAATGCGTTAGTGTTCGTATTTAGCGTTTGCGAATTTGCACTACTAGTTCCTAATGTAAAAGCACCCGCAGGTACGCTTTTATTCCTAGCAAGTATTTTCATCGCTTTTATTTTTATGTTTTTTAGGAAATCAAAAGAAACTTCACTGTTGTTAAATGAATCTTCTCTAACTTTATTATTTATGGCACTATCCGCTATAGCCATTTCTGCAAATCTATCCTCTAACCCTTTAGTATAACTTCCTAATTCTAAGTCCATAGTTCCACTAAGATTGTGTTGTATTTCCAACACCATAAACTCGGTTCTAGGTATATTTTCTTGGGCTATTTCTACGGTAACGACATCTCCTACTCTAAGATGAGAAATACCCTTATGCCCTACATTTAATTTTAATCCAAAACTATCATCGTTGTGTATTCTCAATAGTTCTGTGGCTCTTTTATCCACATCGCTTTGATTAATCATTTCGTTTTCAAAAACTTGTAGGGTCTTTCTTCCTTTTCTTTTGATGCTCCTAAGTTCCTTTCTAGTGGCTTTATGGTTTCTACCAAAAACCTGTATTTCATTAAATAAATCAAATTGGCTTTTTTCTTTAGAGTAAGAAAATATCTGTGTGTCGCTGTTTTCTGTAGTGAAAACTATTTGTGGGAAAAAATTAGACCCATTTTTATTATCTATTGTAAAAGCACTATTGTCTTCAATTAATATTTTATCTTTTTTATTCATTAAGAATTTTATTGCTGAAAACAAATCTACTCCATTAAAGTTCGGAGCAACGAAATAAGGATAATCTATGGGGTTAGGTAAGTCAAAATCTATTTCATTTTCTTCTAAAAGTTCGTTTATTAATCCATCGACTTCTTTAACAATACTTACCGATGAACCTATCAATGCTCTTTTTCCTACACTTTCTGTTTTTTCTACAGTTAATTCTAGTGTCTCCGAAACAGAAACAACTCCTAACATTTCTTTTTGTTCGGTTAGAGACATATAAAAGCCAATATCGTCTCCGTTATCTTGTAAAGTTACATTAGTTAAATTATTATTCTCTCCATCGCTTATATTCATTTCTAAAGAAATATTACTTATTAGGTTGTCTCTCATGCTAACAGGGTTGTTTATCACTAAATTATTTTCTGTAGTTTGAGAATCAGCATCCACCACAACATACATAGAAAGAACTGCTTCGTTATTTCCTTCGAGAGTCCTAGAGTTAGAACTTCTATCCTCTAAATGAAATGAATTTATATCATCATAGGTTTTATCTTCATTAGGTTTTTTTGTGTATTTTGATGACATCTCATTTAATCTAATTTTTTTAGGACTAAAATCATAAAAACAAGTATGATTAGGTTGCATGACTCTAAAGAATTTAAACCTATCAAAGTTATCCCCACCATCCCATTCTGCTGAAGCGGAAGGAAAATCACCACTAACTGTTAAAATATGAGTTCTAGCCTCTTGTGTAGTGTCAATTTCATGAGATATAACATATAAAATATGTGCAGGGGTCGTACCGTTTTGACTATATCTTTCTTGGTTTTTAGAAGAACCCCATCCATGCGAACCACCAATCTTAGCAGTTCTTAAGTTTTCTACTTGACTACCTTCTTCGCCAACATATTGACTACCTTCTTCGGAAACTAAATAGCAACCTGTTAAATCAACAAAACTCAACCAGTATGCATTGTCGGCTATGGGTAGTCCACCACTCATACTTGTCCTACTACCTTCTGCATCACGAACTTTAAAATCTTTAAATGCTAAAACATGTACTTCTGTATTATTCGTTGCCTTATCTGCCCCAACATAATGTCTGCTTAATCTAACGGTTTCTGTCCCTGCACTAACAGCATTACCGTTCATTAATATTGAATCAGGATTGTCCGTCGTTACTCCTTTATATGCTTGTGTGAATTTAGGAACCTTCCCTGTTGGTGAATATACATAATTCGAAATGCTCTTATCGGAAGAATCTGTAAAGTCACCGATGAATCCTGCTGTGCTAGTAGCGGCTACATTACCATTCGCTACTGTAAATTTAGCCAAAGTAGACACCCCTACATTAAATGTAGCACTTACTTCATATCCGACATCTATTTTCAAAGTCGGTTTGAATCCTGCAAAAGCCCCATCAGCCGCATTATCATATCCTGCAAAACTACTAGGTTCATCGGTAGATTTTATTCTGTTGTAAAGACCCGCTTGAGTTAATGTCCTATCGCTTTTTATTGCGCCAGTAGTTAGCCCTAATCTAGTATGGACTAAATTGGCTACACTTGAAGGAATAGTCAATCCCCTGTGATTCATTATTTTAGTTCCTGCCATACCAACATCTACATTTGCACCTTGGCCCCCATCAATTTTGTATCTATCTAAAAATACAGGTATAAAGTTTTGAAGCATTTTATTATTGAACTTTGAAACAGTATATGCTCCGCTAACAACTGATGAACTATTAGTTCCTGCTACTGGGCCGACGCTATCGCTGCTAGCAACGCTTCTTCCAATATGTCCGTACTGAGCAAACACTGGGAAAGGTTGTTGAAAAAACCCATTTGAAACATTAGACAACGAATGGTTTGCTGTAATTAAACTACTTAGTTTAGAGTTATTGTCGAGGTCTATTGGTAATATTATAGTACAATCTTCATGGATAGTAGTAACATGAGAGATAGCAACAATAGACCATCTATCATTAAATGTGGTGTCACTATAGGTGGCATCGTCACCGCCGTAGCCCGCTTCTTCATTTCCTCTAATACCTTGAACATAAGATGAACCGGAGCCAGTGCTAGTAAGCCCCCCTCCTGCCAACCCTCTCATAGTACCTAATTGTAGTAAATTTATCGTTCCGTCAATTTCAGTAAAATTATTTTCAGTGTTATAACCTCTTAAAACAGAGGCGCCTACTATACTATTAGAGGAAAATTCTTGAGTTGCTTTCGCTATGAAATATAGTGGCATATAGTTACCAACCGGAGTAGTTCCCCCTCTAGTGTTTATTCTAGGCTGATAGTGGTCTGCGGCAGAACTAGTATCTAAATCAGTTTTATGAGCGTTCTCTTCTAAAACTATAGTATTTGTTCCTATGGATGCTACCACTCCAATATACCTACCTGCTCTATCTATTATTATGTCTCCCGCACTTAAGTTATTGGCACTAGAAGCGTTCCCTGCTTGGTCGCCCGTACTAATAGTCTTACCACTAACAGAAAGAATGTGTAATAGTTTAGAAGAACTGTTCAATATTGCACTAGAGTCATAGTGAGGATAAGTTAAAATGCCTATATTTTTATTCTTACTAGGCATATTTTCGGGGTCGAATTGATTAAAAGTAAAGTCATACATGACTTCAGTAAGTCTCATTATACTAAATCTTTTCAATTTATTTACATCTTTACTTGCAGAAAAAATATTTAATTGTTTATAGGAACTATCTAAGTTGGTGATTGTTTTGGTTCCTCCGATAATATTATCTTTAGTTTCGCTATATTCAGTAGTTCCTATATTCTCGATTATCGTTAACGAATAATTTATAATATTTCTGCTCTTGTTGGAATTAAGAAGACTATCTTTCCTAGTAGAAGAATAAGGCAATAAATCACTATTACTAAATAAAAACATTCTAGCAATCTTAGGGTCTAATTGTATAAATTTGTCTTTGAACAGGTGTGTGCTTCTAAGTTTAGTTGAACCAACCGTAGGTGCGCCGTCACTAACAGCATAAGGGGAATACAAAACCTTTGGAGTAAAACCTTCTCTATAAAAATCTCCGGTACCACTAAGAACAGTTGAGGCATTATATAGGTAATGTTGCCTACTTTTGCTTTCTAAAATATTAGGCTCAAACGCTCTATCTCCTAGACTAGAAGAAAAACCCCTAGATTCTAGTATCTTTTTGTTGTCAAATTCATAAAATTTAGCATTTATATTAGTGTTAGCCGCAGTAGCATTTACAGCATTTCCATTTAAATCTAATAGTCTCGCTTCGGATGTTGTGTCGGAACTAGTAAAATCTTTTCCTATTATATTACCAATAAAGGTATCTGCCGGTATTCCAGTAGTTTCTATCTTTTGCCCAATTCTAACAGTATCACGAAAGAAAGTATCATTTGAAGATAGGGTTGTCTTAAAAAGAAATTCAATATACGGGCTTCCTGAAAAAGTGGTTATCAAACTTTGTCCCACTATATTCCTTCCACATATGTCAGTTCCAATTATATTATTTTTCAAAAAATCATCAGTATATTGCCCTGCGTTATACCTATAAGCACTAGCATAATATTTTATTTTGCTTAGTTTTTCAGTATAAAATAATATATCATCGTTTTCAAATAGAAGTTGTTTGCTTTTATTATAATTTCCTTTTTCTATGTTCATCAATCTATAATTAGAAGCACCAAAATTAAATTGATAGGTTTCCATTTCGTCTAATTTATCTCCGGTACTTACTGCTTTATTGGATGCATTGCTTCCAGTGTGAAGAGTTCTTCTGTGGTGATACTGTGCGCCTAACATTCTATAATTTAAAACGCTAGTAGTGTTGAATGTGTTTGTGGTCTGTAACTTAGGGTGAATTAAACTTATGTTCTTGGCAGTATGTAGGTGAGAGGCATTTAAAAAGTTTAATTCATGAGTAAGTTTGGAACTTTCTCTAGTGGCGGCTTGATTATGATGACCCTCTAATATATCCACAACAGTTCCACTAGCAATAACAAAAGTCAAACTAGTTCTCGTTGAAGTATCAGTAGCAACAGCAGACATAGTTAGTGTTCTTGTGTCATCTATTGAAGATATAGTAGTACCCGCAGTAATCCCCGTTCCACTTATTTTCATACCAACATAAAGTTTAGTTGTATCTACATTTTTTATTTTAGTAGTTGAGTCTAAATCTCCCAGTTCGACTACTGCTCCTATGTTCTTATCTAAAAAAATCCTACATTGTGTTGAAGGAAGAACAAAAGTGGTGGTGCTGTCTGTAGCACTATTAGTAGCACTAGCACTCATAGTTAAAGTGGTAGAGCCTATTGAAGAAATTGTAGTTCCGTCTTGTATTCCTGCGTGGGTTCCATTTACTATCTCCATTCCATTAGACAAGTGTGTAGTATCTACAGTTAATTCATCATTACCGGCAGTTATAGATGAAAGTGTTATTTCAAAGTTTTTTTCTACTTGTATAATATTAGCCAAAAACTTTCCATTTATGTAGATTGGTTTTCCATGTAGGTTTCTTTCTCCTCTAATGTGATTGTAAGCAGATAGAGCATAATCACTATCAACCTCTATGTGCTGTCTACTTATTGAAAAATCATTAGTTGTCTTTCCTAAGTTTGTTTTAGAGAAAGTAGTGTCTTGAGTATTAGCGTAGTTCAAATCTACTCTACCTAATGTTAATGGATTATATGGTGCTATTTTGAGTATGCTTCTCTCCCCTCTTAGAGATTCTTTAGTCTCTATTATTTCAAAATCTAATAGAGTATTTACAGTATCAAAGGATTCATCATTGCCATCTTCGTCTTCTAGTATGGATTGAAAGTGTGAGTCGTTTTTAATGTTAGAAACTTGACCAATAAAATAACCTATTGCATTTTCATTCGTACTTCCACTACTACCAACTAAGTTATCTCCTTCTGTTCCTGTTGAAGTAATTTTGATTCCCGAATTGAAGAAAAGACCTTTATCGGAAGAACCACTCAAGGAAGTAGTAGACCCAACAAAATTATTGCTTGCCAATGCTTTGTTTAACACATAGTTTTTATTCGATTCCTTGAATAAGGTAGTGTTATTGGAAGGCATTATTTTGGTTTCTGCTCTTGAAAAATCTTCTAGTGTTATTCTCGGCGTTTCTAATTTTTCATTAGAAGTAGTGTTACTAGTAACATTTTGACTCAAAGTTATTGAAGTGCTATCCACTTCAGTTATGAAAGTATCATCGGGGATAATTGAAGAACCTAGCGTTACCGGAACATGCACCACTCGCTGACCAACTTCAAACGCACTAGCACCGGCCAAATTAGAAATAACATTATTATTAAAAGTCATAGATTCTGTTACCGAACCTCCGTCGCTTTTTGAAGCAACTTTACCAACATAAGAAACCATACCACTCTCATGTTTTATGTGTATTATGTCTCCTGCTGTTGCGGCATCATGCGCCGCTTTAATAGAATACACCACCTTACTATCGAATGTGCATGAAGCCGAGCCACCCAAAGTTGTTAATTTATTATATGGGCTTTGTGTAGAATAAACAGTGTCTTGAGAAAACAAAGTATTCTTAGATATTATAGGAGAAATTAATTTTCTAATGTTGCTTCTACCTGTCAGTTGGAGTAGAGTAAGTCCATTTTCTTTGTAACTCTCTAACCTTTCAACCTTCCCAGTCATCTTTTCTAATACTATTGCATATTGTCCTTGCATATAATCTAGCATGTTCCCTTGAGAATGATATACCGCTTCATTAGAAGTATTGCCATCGGAATCGAAATATGCTTTATCGGAAAAAGATAATGTTATTAGTTTCTTAGCAACATCAACTGCTGTTGCCGTTGCATATAAGAAAGCAAATTCACTTGAAAAGAACTTCACATATAGGCTTGTGTGCCTATTTGCTACTAGCGGAAAATCAGTAAGCAAGGTTTTATCTTTTTTATTGTAAGCCCTTCTTTCAAGAACACTGTCGTTTGCTAAAGTGTAAGAACTTGTAGTAAATGCATTAGCCGTTTCTAATCTATTTTCACTTCTAAAAGTAATATTTTGAGTTTTACCGCTAATAGATGCTATGCTTTGAACAATAACTATTCTTGTGCCAACTCTAACTTCATCGCCCACATTTAGATAACTACTCAAGTCGTGGTCTGTTGTTGTTGCATAAGTATTTCCGCTAGGGTTAGAAGTTATTACAGCACCTATTGTTTTAAACTCATTAAAATCACCACTAAATAATTGATGCCTTATTCTTAGGTCTTCGTTATCGCCCACTTTTTTAGTTAAAATTCTAAACGGGTCTGCTAATTTAACTTCTGCTAAAGTTCCCTTTGCTCCCATTGATTCATATAATAATTGGTCAATAACATTGTAAGATAGATTAGCCTTATCTTTAGAATAATCATATGATAAATATCTATATGGGCCTGTATAATCTTGGTCGCCGGTACCTGTTATGTCGTCATCTGCATCTCTTCTAGCATTAGTAAAACAAGCATCTCTTGTAAAAGGAGTGTAGGTGAGTAGTGATTCTCCTTCATTACTAGTATGAGTTGTAGGATTATCTTGGTCTTTGAGTTTATCAACTAATCTAGTTTTAAGAGAATATTTACTATAGTCAATAATATCTGTTCCAAAATCAGATATTGTTGTAAAGAAACTAGTAGCGGATAGTGCATCTGTAGCACCACTAATAAAATCTAACTCGGAATAAAATAAACTATATTTTTTGTTATGGTCTAACTCATTTTTCTTATCTAGGTTTTCATTAAAGAAAAAGAACAACGGCCTTGCTAAAGATACAGAAGGGGATAAAATGTTTTTTATTCCTAAACCCACCGCAACTTCTGTAATACTATTAGAAATAGGAGTAGAAAATAACTTAAATTTAGCATTCTTCTCTATTTCATTTCCTAGTTTTGGTCTAAATTCAAACGAATCTCCCCCAACATCATCTGTAAATTTTTCCGAAACTTTAGCAAAGTGGTGTTTGTTTGAATCATCGGAGTGTATCATAACAAACAAATGCGTTGTGTCTAAATTAACTGAATTTATTCTAATGCCCGTTTGGGTAGAATCATTAAAACATTTTATCCTATTACCTCCTGTAACTTCTAAATTTAAATGTTCTAATCCTAAAACATAAGTTGCGTTGCTAGCGTTAGCACTCGCTACTTCTGTTAATTCAAATTCAGTTGAAGAAATTATTCTTTCTATTCTCGCCTGTGTTCCAGTAAAACCAGTACCATTTACACTTTGACCGACATACAATGAATTGGTGTTACCACTTGATAGAGTAATCCTACTGCTATTTTGAGTAGCATTACAATTTGCCAATGTGCTTCTACCAACGGAAGTTAAAGTAATCGTTCCCGAACTCTCTTCTGCCACCATTACTCCAAAGACATCTACTGTTGTTGATGTGGTACTTACGCAAAGTTCGGGATTGGTTGGTACATCAAACGCTGTTTTTGTAAATGTAAGCGTGCCTGTTGCTCCCGAACCAGTAGCCTCTTTGCTCATAGTTATATTAGTGTCAGTTGTTATTGCCAAGACTATACTATTAGCACTTAGATTTGTTCCGCTAACTTTCATACCCACTAATATATTACTAGTATCTCCAATCGGTAAAACATTACTGCCCGAAGAGGCGGTTTCTGTAGTTTTCGTAACCGTTGTACTTGGTTTGCTTAACGCGACTAAAGTAGAAAATTCAGTCATATGTCCACCTCTTCAAATCTAAAATAAAATAATGTATCATCTAAATTAGGCAATAAATTATTAGTAAAGAATTGTTTTTTAATTGTATTTACCATAGACATTTCATGTAGTTCTCCCATAAATTGTTTGTTAGCAATAGCACTTTCTGTTCCTGTTCCATTATTGCTAGAAGCACCAATAAAGTAATCTTCTTGAGCCATAGAAAATGTATCACTTGTAGATATAGTCTGTTTCTTAACTAATATTCCATCTAAATATATTCTAACTTCTTTTGCTGATTCATTATATGAACAACTTATATGGGATTGGTTATTAATGTAAGAAGCATCTTTGTATGCTTCTATGTATATTTTATCAGTATTTCCAAAATCACCTGCATGTGCTGTTTCTAATACAATACTGACACCACTATTTATTGAAGCAATTGTCCCTACATAAACAAATGTAAATCCACTACTTCTTCTAAAAATATCTTGACCTACATGAAACCTAGCAGTAGAAGCGACAGGAATAGTTGTTGAACTGTTGCTAGAACCATCTGCTGTTCCTCCAAGAATGTGAGTCATTCTACCTTTAGAATTAAAACCCTCTAATGTTTCACTACTGTAAAACCATGCAGGTTCCGAAGTCGCATTAATTACAGTAGAGTCGGTTGTAACAGTATAATCTGTAGAACCTATTTTTATAGTAGTCTTTATTTTATATTCAGCAGGTTGATTCTCATTATGTACTGTTGCATTTACTAGGGCTATTGTAAGATTAGTGCTAGAAAATATATTCATTTCATGGACTAGCCTATTAGCAATTGGTAAATACTCATTGCTTTGAGGTGTAGAACTAGAAGCACTTGAAAATACTGCGCTCGGCATAGTTTTTTTAGTAACTGTTGTAGTCGGTCTTTTAAAAGTAAAAGTTCTACCCGTTGTTGAAGAATTAGTAGCCGCTTGACTAATAGTTATTGTTGTGCTGTTATCTATATTAGTTATTGTAGTTCCTGTTGGTATTCCTGTTCCCTCAATTGCCATACCTACTATTAGTATGCTAGTGTCCGAAATAGAATCTACTGTAGTGTTGCTATTGGTTCTACAGGAAACGGTTTGACCACTAGTATATTGTCCATATCCATTTATGTCATAGGGTGTAAGTATTGCTTCAAAAGTAAAACTACCTGTATGTGAAAATATTCCATAGGCTAAATTATCCGAAGTGCTAGGAACATTGTCGCTGTAATCTACTCTAACATGACCATTGCACATAACAGGGAAGATTAATCCCCGTTGTTTTCCAATAAGCACATCATACATATTATCACCTATGGTACTATAATTGCTGTTTCAAAGTCTAAATTAAATGTTAATTCAAATGCTTCTCCACTGATGTCACAACCAAAAGTTCTAATGAATCCTGTCATTCCTGTGTCAGTTTCAAAGTCGGGGAAGGAAGATATTTTGGCAGGAACTCCTATATTGTCTAAGGCGTCATTGTCTCCTCTTGAAGCAAAGTTAAATGGAACATTTTGACCTGCATCTCTAGTGCTATTACCATCAACCGTCTGTGTCCAAGTTGCTCCTGCGGCTTCACATGCTGTTTTATTTTTATGGTCACTTACACTACAAGTGCCTCTATAATTATAATCACTAGCAACAAAGGAAGGGATTAAAACCACCAATTCATTTACTGCTTGATTCTTAGCAAATCCTGTTGAATCAACTCCCGATGCAATCATTTGCGCTATTTCATGGGCTGTAAATCGCCTAAGAGTGTAAGTTCCGTTAATGACTTTAGTAATATTTTCATCCATTATTACTCCTTGTATTGAAATGTTTTTAGTTGCCATACCTAAATCTAATGCGGCTGTTATAGACTCACCCGTTGCTACACCGGACAAAGGAATAGGAAACGAAGGTATTGATTTAGAGACACTTATACCAACACTATTTACCTTTAGAGGTATAACATTCGTAGTCAGCCCATCTCCCGCACCATGATTTTGTATTTTCAAATATACTTTAGTCATTTTATCATCTCACAAATCCACTAGAAGAAACACTCCTATTAATTTTATTTGTTATCATATTTCCAACTTGGTCTGCTATCCTTCTTAATTCAGCATCGGAAGTATCTTTGGCGTTTATAGTAATGTTGATGTTAGTATCTCCCATCTTCATAGAATCACTACTATTGTGTACTCTACTACCCGCAGGTAACTTAACTAATTCCGGCCCACTCTCACCAACTAATTGTAAGCCGGAAGCGGAAACTATACCGCCACTGGCAAATGCCCCCTTTATCTTTTTACTAGACATACTCTTACTCAACGAAGAACCAACTCTATCTTTTATCTTACCAAAGAATTTTTTGGCTCCTTTAACTAGACTTACTTTGAAAACGAAACTTTTAGCAAAGTCTTGTAGTGTGCTTACTATGTCACTAAAGAAATCACCATTAGTCATATAATTAAGTAATTTAGCAACAAACTCTACAGGTTCTCTAATTATCTTAAGTAGCAGGTCGTTTATTTCTTCTTTGTATTGAGTATATAGGGCTACTAAGAAAGCCGCCACTAAAACAAATACTGCTAGTGGTAGTGCATAAGTAGCAAGCAACTGTAGTCCCATAGCAACCAATGTCTTTGCCATCCAAACTCCCGCTACCAACATACCTGCTTGAACTGCATACTCTATTACTGCGGCGGCGAAGGTAGGATTACTAAACATTTCATTGAAGAAATCTATTATTAATCCAAATCCTGCTACTAATGTAGTCCATGCCAATTCGACTAGCAGTTTCCCTCCGTCTATTAATAAGTCCTTTACCTTCTCTAACATAGGTGGTATTAGTTCAAATGCTTTCTCATAGTCTCCGCCAATAAAGGCAAAGGCTATCTTGAATATATCCATCACTACACTAAATACTCCTATAACAAAGTCTTTTATGTCGGCTATCAATCCCATTTCTTCTAATACTTTGAATATTTCATATGCGGCTTTTACAAATAATAGGAATGCTATTGCTCCAAATATGACAAATAATATCATCTTTTGTAAATTAGGTAATATTGACTTTTGCATCATATTGTTAAAATCCAATATCATCTGTTGATACTTCTTTCTATTCTTTGCTAATTTATACATACCCATTAAAGGAGCGAAAGGTAAAGCAAGAGCCTTGAATTGTTTAGGGTCAAAGAAACTTTTCTTTAAACTTTCAAAGCCTTCTTTTTTACTGTCTTTAGAAATGCCTTCTTGTTCTTTGGACATTTTTCTTTTTTCTCTTTTGACGGCATCTTTTACTTCAAGTTCAGTCTGTTCTTCGCCAAAGCCTCTTTCTTTTGATTTTTTTCTAGCCGCTTTTTCTGCTAATACTAATCTATCTTTATCAAAAGCGTGAGCCTTTTTTGCCATTTTTATGACATCTTCTTCTTCCTTTCGCATTTGCTTATGTTTTTCCGAAACACTATTGTAGGCTTTAGCCATAGCATAGGCTTCGTCACCTGTTGCTTTGAGTGCTATTTGAAATGCCGCAGTATCTTGTATTTGTTCTTTTAAAACATTCATATCTGCTTCTTCAGCAATTCCCTTTCTATAGTTCTCATAAGCAGCCATAGTGTCTTTCATTGCGGTATTAAGAGTATCGTAATTCTTTATATTCTTAACAATAGAGTCATTTTGTTTATTTCTTGCTTTAGCATTTTCTTGAGACGCTATAGAAAACTCGGATAAGATACCCAAGGCACCTCTTAGATAGTTTTGTACTTTCCAAAGAGGAGTACCGGAAACTAACCTACTAAAAATAGTCCATTTTTTACCGGCTGAACTTAATGAATTAGCGGCATCAGTTACTTCTTTAAATAGCCCTTTAAACTCAACACCCGAACGAAAGGAAACTCTTTCTAAACTTGCTAATGAATCTCCAAGACTTTCTATTTCTCTTTCTGTCTTTTCGAGGTCACTCATTAACTTCACCGTCTATTTCTTGCTTTTTCCAGTTCTTCGCCCTTTATTGTTTCAATTACACCATGAACAGTTAATAAATCTTTTACTAAACTAACTGGCATTTTATACACCTCTAAGGGACTTATGCTTAATGCAGAAGATAGAGTATAGACCATTATTAAACTAATAGTCTTTACATCGGAAGGCTTTCCTTTTAACGCCTTCCTAATCATTCCTTTTTTTCGTCATCCTCCTGCATTAATGACATAGGATTTGGTAGTATTTCTTTAATTTGATTGCCAACATAAGGACTTAGTTTTAGCATATCAATACTTGAGAGGGATGGTTCAGTTTTAGATATAAAATTATCCATCATATAACGATACATGGCATTTAAATCTATATCTAAATTCTGAGTTCTAGCGTCAATTTTCATAACAGAATTTAACGCTTTTTCAGTTTCTAACCATGTGGGTTCTTTTACCCACACTTTTAGATACTCTTCTTGGTCGGGTGCTACCTTAATATAATGTAGCGTAGGCTCTTGTAGTGCAAATAAAGCACTCTTATCACTTATTACTTTCTTTTCAGTCATTTCATCCACCTTCAAAACCAACAAACAAACAAACGGTGTTGGTGGAGTTTATATTTACTCAGCCTTTGGAGTTTCTTTTTTCTCCTCCTTGGCCTTTGTAGTTGTCTTTTTTGCTTGACGCTTAGGCTTTTTAGCCTTTTCAATTTGCGTCATTCTAATTATATCTTCTCTCGATACCATGCAAATCACCCCTGTAGAATCCAGTGTGTTTTCACAGTGCAAGCATTAAGATTTCTTGGCATTACTGTTGCTTCCACAACAATTGGCCCTTTATCTTCTGCAATAGGGAAATTATTTGCGCTAATAAAATAGTCTTCAAACTTTAGTGTAATCGTTTCTCCATTAGATTTTGTAAAAATTAATTCTATGGTTTGAGTAGTATCTTCCGAATCGTTTAGTAATGCGGTGTAAAGAGCATCATCTGTAACATGACCAGTAAATGAAATCTCATATGTTCTTTGTGCAGGTATAGACTCTTGGACATCTTTACTCCCAACCCCTAAGAATCTCCTATCTTGTAGATTATTATTCATGGTTAAAGTTAATGAATTAATCTTCAAGAAAGTGCTTCCTAATAATTTAAAAGTTCCATCGGAGAAAAAGAACGGTTCTCTAGTTTGGTCTGCATTAGTGCTAGACTCATAATTAACGAATGCTGTTTCATCAGTAACCCCTCTCCTAGCATCATAAACTTCATCGGAGGCTAAGGAGTGAACATTTCTTGTTGATAAATCCATAGTCATTTTAACTTCTTCATTTTCATTAGCGGTCATGGTTAAAGTATTAACTCTACATCCTCTAGCGATTTTAACGAAGTTTAAACTTTCATCGGTTTCTGTTCCTGTTCTGTACTGATTTGTTCCTGTTAGTTTAGATAGGTTTTGTTCCAATGAAAAAGACGGTAGTAAATCTCCATCTTGTTCAGTAAAAGTATATGTGATTGCCTTTGTTAATGTAGTCGAACCAGTTGGCCTATCTAATTTATGGTAAAAGTCTAATTGAGCATCAGTGGCCTCAAAAGGAGTAATAGGTGGACATATCTTAGTACCAACAGTTCTTCTAAATATTGGCCCTGTTTCAACAATGCCGCCAATAACTGCATCGTCACCTGCCGCAACTTCAGCAGTAGTCTCATTCATAGAACGAATCAAGAAACTATTATTATCGCTTGAACCGTGAGCCAAAGTTTGTCTATGTGCATCACTAGATAATGCAGTTGTCAACGCATCCGTGCTGCATGTTAGCGTAGTACACTTTCCTAAGAAATAATATAGCCATGCTCCATGATTTGCTACAAGACCTAAGTTACCTCCGGTAAAAGAAGTAATGCCCTTGTATTGATAAGTGAAGTTTCTTGAACCACCAAGAGAAAGATTCTGTTGTTTCATTTCAACTTCACTAGTTGGGAAAGTAGCACTTTCAAGAATACCTAACCATTGGTCGGAAAGTAGTCTTTTTGCTGTATCAACTGGGGCAGGAACAGGTGCGCCATAGGACTTAATTACAAAATAATCATTAGAAGCGGCTGAAGCAGAAGGACTAATAGTTACTGTATTAGCAGTATTTGATGTTATTCTATGAGTGGATTGTAAGGCATCACTTGTATTATATCTTTCTAAAAGACAACCTTTGTATAAATTAGTAACTAATTCAAAGTCGGTATCAAAAGTTGAACTTACTTGTATGATACTTTGTGCAGAATCGTCTAACGCTCCTCCACCACTTTTTAATCCTATACCTAAAAATAAATCATTTTCTGGTATAAATGTTATACTTGCCCCGCTTCCTAAAAATATATCTGTGTTTGCCATGCTGTTCCTCTCCTTCCTTTTACTTACTTACTAAGGGAGTGTTAATGCGAATCGTTTTGTTTCTACTGTTAATTTATAACCGAATAACCTCTTCGCTCTATCGTTGCTTTCGCTTCTTGAACCTACAAAGACTTGATTGAACTTAGAACCATCACTTGCGGTATAACCTTTACGACCTCGCTCAAGCGTATGACGGGCTATCAAGTATAAAGCCTTTAGCCTATCTTTTCCAAAGGCAGCATCCGTACCGGCTCTTTCATCATGTATAGTTCTCATGTGCATTGTAAACGAATGAGTTTCGTTTCTTAAATCAAAATGTATTGTTGGATAGGTTATGTTTTGAGAGTCTTCAAAGAATATTATAACATCTTTAGCCGTTAAGTCATATCTAACTCCCTTATTCTTTTGTAATGTTCTAACATCAACAAAGTTAGGAGTTCCTGCATGGTCAGCAGTTATTTTTCCTTCGTTGATTAATGTAGTTACAGAAGAACTCCACTTACTTGAAACTAAATCTATTAGTAAACTTACTTCATCCATTTCAAAACATCCTCCGCTATTTGTTTCTGCAATACTTTATTGTAAGATTGCATTGCATATTCAATAACTTCTTCATCACTAAAAGATACATCAATACCTAATATTTGAGAAAGTTCTTGAGTAGCCGCTTGTCTTTCTTTTTGTATTTCTACAAATTTTCTAAAGTCTGCAACTAATTGTTTGCTAGACATAACTCATCTCCTTAGTATGTTCTTAATTGATTTTGAAAGTTCATCACTCTTTCCTATTGGTACACCAGTTTGTTTTGGCCTTAATACCGGATTTTGCCTACGCCCAGTCCCTCTAGGAACTAACCTACTATTAGGATTACTTGAATTAGGGTTTCTTCTAACTAGTTGTCCACCGGCTCTAGGATTTTGTTTTGCTTGACGCTTTGCTTCTTTCTCTTGTTGTCTTTGTTGCTGTTGTGCTAATCTTTGTTGAGTTTTTTGTTGTCTAGCCTTTGCCTTAGCATCCTTTTTTTGTTGTTTAGGGGTTGTTGCTGTTCTTCCTAACTCCCGTAAATATTTTTCATTCATTCTTTTATTCTGTTGTATCAACTGTTGATTGACATTAGGAATTTCTTTTGGTGGAATAGGATTGCCTTGAGCATCTTTAGGTGGGTCGTAAGGTTGATTAGCAGTTTTTTCTCGATTTTGTTGTGCTTGTTGACTTAATTGTGCCGTAGTCATTCTTTTAGGAGGTGGGCCGGTTCTTTGTCTTTGCTGAGGAGTTGGTTGTGAAGCCGCTTGTGTTGCTTCTTGTGTAACTTTTCTTTGTTGTGCTTCTTGACTTAATTGTGCTGATGTTTTAACATTTTGTTGTGGAGTTTGCTGTCCCATATATCCTCTTTGTCTAGCAAAGCCCGCTAAGTCAGCAGGTTTTTCTCCTTGAACCGGAGGTAAATCCATCATAGGTGGAACATTTCTTGTTGCATCTACTACACTTGTAGCGGGTTGTTGAGTTCCTGTTGATTGAACATTAGGTTTTAACATCTGTTTCCAATTTTGTTGTTTAGGTGTTGCTCTTTGAGATTTTAGTCGCTGAACTGCCGGAGCAATTTGATTATCCCTTTTTTTTCTTTCCTGTTCTAAATCTCTTTTATATCCAATATTAGCCGACCCACCATCTTTAGTAGTGGCAACTTTAGCCTCTAACTCTTTTATTTTTGGATTATATCTATCATTAGCGGCTCTAATTAGGTTCTGTAATTGAGTTCTATCCATAGAATCTAAGTTTGAACCTGTTCCTCCAAAGCCCTCTCTTCCTAAGTAAGTGGCGGCACTCTTTCTTATTACATGAGAACGCCAATCACCAATAGCCATAGAATCACTCCAATAAGTAAACGAGGTCGCCTTTGCCCTTTAAGATTTCGTTGGCTTCAGTTGTTAAAATATCATACTTTTCTTTAGTAGATATATTACCACCAGTTTCAGCAATCATGATTGTTTGGTCATCGTGTCTTAATAATTCAGCCGCAACTAACATTGTTGTAGCCTTATGTATAGCCGAAGGAACTCTACCATCGCCTGCAATATAACTAACAATTATTGAGTTTTGAGTATGGTATGGATAATCTCTTAAGAAAAAGACTCTCCCTTCATCACCTATCTTCCAAAAACTTCCTAGTCTCTTCATGTCTTGCTTATCAGTAAAGGCTTCTGTAATAGT